CCGGTCAGCGTTGGTCTGTTTGAAAGTTTTGATACCGTTGATGTTGATCGGCGCCGAAGGCCCGTAGTAGCCGTTGTAGGCCAGGGTGAAGGTCACCGATTTCAGGTAGTCCGCCGTCAGGCCGACGCGCCAGATGCTTTGCTGCCAGCGATCAACGGACCAAAGGCCGGATCGTTGGTGAATTCTGCTTTCAGCTCGTCCAGCGTTGCCGCCGAGAGCTTGCCGGAGGCGTCCAGCACGACGACGGTGGGTTTGCCGTCACGCTGCTCGACGCTCAGTCGTCGTTCGATGTGGGGGAGCAATGCCTTGGCGCTGCCGGGGACGGCCAGAGTGGTCGCGATGTCAGTAGCAGTACGGCCGACAGTCAGGTCCCGGATCTGCCCGCCCAGGCTGCCACGCTCTTGCTCCAGCAAGCCGTTCAGCTCAGCTTCGCGGCGGGCGTACTTCTCGGACCAGGAGCGTTCGAGCTCTTCGACGTTGCCGGACTTGCGGGCCAACTCTTCACGCTCCAAGCGTGCAGCCTCCTCAGCTTCGCGAGCCTTTTTCTCGGCGGCCTTCTTCTCGCCGAGCAGTTCGTCGACCTTGGCCTTAAGGCCGGATACGTCCTCAGGTTGCGGCAAGCCATCGATGTTCAGGAAATACTTGCCGCCCTTCTCGACGTACATGGCTTGAGTGGCTTCATCAACGCCTTCGAGGCTGTCCAGTTGAAATTTCAAGGTCATTTATGTCTCCCAGAGACGTAGTGCAGGCCCTGCCTGCGGACATAAAAAAAAACCCCGCTATAGCGGGGCTTGGATAAGAAGCGAGGGGAGGAATGGCCTCCTATTTTGACTGGATCTGGCTCAACTCGATTTTCAGACGCTCAACAAAGTAATCTGGAAGCGGAAACTTGAATTTTCCCACTGGCGTTGGAACTACCAGCGAAATTGCTTTTAGATCACGATTGCAGCGAACGTGCGCCCAAGACGCAACATTAAGTATGAGATGATCGCCGTAGCGAAAGGTTGTCATTTCACCAAAAGCCAATATGGTTTTCTCCTGCCTCTCCTCTTCGAGATCATGGCCTAACTCAAAGTCTCCATACTTTGATGATAGGTACAGCCACAGACCGCTAACCTCGACCGGCAAGCGGCCATGGTTCACTAACGAAACCTCATAGAATCCGTCGATGCCTACCTTTAAATTTGGAAGATCATCTCGTCGCTGCCTATCTGCCAGGTAGACCGCCACTGCAGCGGCAGCTAAAGCCCCTAAGCCGGAAACCCAATCTCCTGTGGACCCCATCAGCTCCTTCAAAGATTTTGCGGGATTTTCGTCGGCAGCCATATCTAGGCTAAATACCACGCCGGCAGTAAACGCAATTGGCAAGCCAAGCGCTGCAATCACAATTGCGGCGATCATCCATCTCATAGCAGGCATCTCAAAAAACTGCAGATTCTACCTGAGCTAAAAACTCACTCGCCTCATTTCAATCCGACACGCTCGAACGCCAGCGGCTCAAGGTCTCTCAATTGCTGAAGGGTCAACGTCTTGCCGTTGTCGTCCACGAACTTATCCAGGGTTAACTCGCCCTTCGTGAAAAGCTCGTAACGATTAGGTCCCAGCACGTCGCGCTGAAACGATGCAGGCTGGCGTGTTAGCCAATCCTGATAGGTGGTCTTGCTCGATACCAGTTCGACCCCGTCCGGCCCGACAGCGGGGCGCGTGGAGCCCTTGATCTCTCGGGCGTATTCCGCCTTAAGCACTGGCGCGGTCGCCGTCCTGCAATTCCAGTGGAAAGGAGGCTTTGGTGCGTCGAACGGGAACACTTTCTGATCCACCTGGCGGCAGAACGGTGAGGTTTTCCCATCCAGAGTGGCAATCGCTCGCCACCCTTCAAGGATGTCGTCGTTGGCCTTCAGCACTTCCATGCGCGCCGTCGACGCGACGTGATTGGTGATGGTTCGAACCAGTGCCGACGCCTGATCCTGCTGCATCTGGTGCACGCTCGCGAGGCGCCCGCTTATCTGCCGGCTGGTCTCTCCCAGTGCAGAGCCGATCTGGATCTCGCCGATAATCTCGGCGGCCTTCTTGGTCCCGAACTGGTCGAGCGCGCCGCTAATGCTGATCCGTTGCAGTCCCTTTCGCGCTTCCAGCTCCAGGGGATCGACCAGCGCAGCCGCGGCGACCACATCAGGCGCAGGGACATTGAACTGAACAACCGCCTTGACCGCCTTTCCGAGCATGGTCACGTTGAATTCAGCCTCGTAGGCGCTGAAGTCGGTCAGGTCCATGATGACCTGGCCCTTCATGTCGCCGTAGATGGCCGCCAGATCGCCGGACAGCACGTTAATCTGCGAGGCATACCGCTTAGTGCCGTAGGCGCTCAGTCCAGCCGCTACGCGCTCCTTGGCGGTGTTGATGGCCTTGCTGATGAACTTGGCTGCCCGCTTCAGGTTGCCGGCGGCATAGCGCTGGACGTAGATCTGGTGACGGGTTGCTGCATCGACCAGAAAGCCTTGGGCACTCATACGACATTACCGACCACCGGAGCAGCCGCCTCGATGTCGTCGTCGATGTCTTCGTCGGAGCGATCAGCCTCGATCGTGCCGGACTGGCGCAGGTTGGTGCGAAGGTCTTTCTTGGCAATGACGCCCTGCTGCCACAACTGGACTTGCGCCAGGATGTCCTGAGCTGTCATCACCTCGTCGAAGAAGGCCTGATTGAGCCAGAACACGGTGTCCTGATCGTTCGGCTCGCCGATCATGAATCGCTCAGCGTCCAGGATGGCCCGGCGCAGCGCCTCGGAGACGTTGCCGGCCACGGTGCCCAGGATCGAATTGTCCGAGCTGTACCGGATGCGCGCCGCCTCGGCCGTCTCGTTGCCACCGCCCTGCTGGACGATGCGAGCGCCGATCATAACCATCTGCTCTTGCTTGTCCCGCATCAGCGAAAGTGAAAGCTGAGTCTCCTTGGCCTGCACCAGCGTGGCACTGCCGGACTTGCCGAGGTTGTAACCCCGGCGACTGCCAATGCGCATTCCGTTCGGGTTGAGCTTCACGAACTCATCCGAGGAAATGTCAGTGGTCAGGAACAGCGTCGGCTGGCTGCTGATGAATCCCGCCTCTTCCACCGTGGCCGAGTTGCCATAGTGCAGGATGTTCACGTCGGCCAGGTCTTCGAGCGGCGACTTGTCGATGTCGGCGTCGTTGTTCTCGGAACCGAATAAGCTGAACGGGATGTGGTCGAATGGCTTCCCATCCTTGTCAGTCGGCATGTTGTCGGCTGGCGTCGGATCGCCTTCCTTGTACAGGCGCTGAATGTATTGCCCGTCGATCAGCAGCAGAACGCGATTCTGCTTTTCTACCTCGCGGGACAGCTGAGCAGCGTCGAACTTCGACACGCACTCCTGCAGGTTGACGTAGACCAGGTGCTTCACTCCGTCGATGACCTGCTCGTCCCAGTCGATGATCGACTCGGCGTCGTAGAAATGGATCAGGGCCTTCTGCTTGGCCGCATCCGCCATGGATGAAACGCCGCTGGCCGCCTCGACCTTCGGGTAATCGACCAGGAAGCCGCCGCGCCCGGTGTCCAAGCATTCACCGACCGCCTTTTTCGACAGCTGCTCAAGGCTGGTGCCGTCGCCACTGGCGTTCTCCTTCAGGTACTCGACTTCGGTCGGCAGGGTCAGTTCGGCAGTCTTGCGGAACACGGCGCCCAGCAGGCCGGCCCGGGTGCGCCCGGTGACGTTGAGGAACATCGCCCGCTTCTTGAGCTGCTTGTACCGAGCCTGGTTCTCCGGGGAATTGTCCGTCGGATCTGGCATCGGCAGGTATTCGTCGTGCTTGCGCACCTCGCGCGCGCCCTTGACGCATCGCTTCACCAGAAGCCAGCCAGGCAAGGCGTCGGAATATTCCTTCCGGGTGTCGCTGTAATTCGCCATGGATGGCCTCAGAAGGTGAATGTGACGGGGATATGGGTGATCGGCCTGTTGATCGGGTAGTCGTGGTGGATGAAGTAGCCGCCGGCGTCGTTCGCGTGGTCGACGCCGGACTTCTTGTCAGGCTCGCCGTTGGGCGCCCACACCTGCTGCTCGATGCCGTCCGCATATGTCGGGCAGCGCAGAGGGTTGATCAGATACCGGCGCTCGCCGTTGGCGTTGCAGAACATCGCGTTCATGGCGTTGATGCGATCCTTCACCGGTGGGTTGGAGTCTGGCGCGATCACGCTGAATCCAGCCTGGCGAAGGATGGCGATATCGGTCTCGCTGGCATTAACCGACTTTCTGGAGCCGCCCGAGGCGTCCGGATAAATCCGGATTTCGCAGGTTTTCTCGTAGTCGTTCCCGTTGTGCCGCCAGTAGCGCTCCTTGATGCGCCGGATCATGTCCGGGGTGTCGAAGCCATCGATCAGCTCGTCCACCGCCCGAGGCCTATCATCGGCGCGTTTGACATGCGTGATCGCCGCCATCTTGCCGACGTTGAAGTCCATGCCTATATACAGCGGCTCGCCCGGTTCTACGGTGTCGAAACAGGCGTTCAGCTTCCTGTCGTAGGCGTGGTAGATCGACCCGGCGTTCAGGTTGACGAACTGGCCGTTCAGGTAGGCCAGGATCAGCTGCGGCGGGTATGACTCCATCAGCGAGGGGATGTAGTCGGCTGGCAGGTTCAGTTCGTTGTCGAACGTGCTGGCCTGAACCAGTCCATACATACCCTTCAGCGCCGGCTTCTCGCTCAGCTGCTTCACGAACTGCTGATAAACGAACTTGAACCCCTCGGGGGTCGTCGTTACGTCCACGCCGTTCTTCAGTCCCTGCTCGTTGTAACGCATCCGGGCAATGATCTTGCGCCAGGCGTGCTCGGCCTTGAGTTTCGGCAGAACATCGAGTTCGTCGACAAGGGCGTGCCCGATCTTGAAGCCGACAATGGTCTGCGGCTTCTCCATGGATCGGCAAATGGTCGTGCTGCGGTACTGGCCGCCGCTGTAGAACTCGACCTCCTTGTCGCTCTCCTTCGTCTTGACCTTCAGGCCCCAGTCGAAGGCGACCTCTTCAATCGTCGGAAAGAAGATGTCGCGGATCTGCGGATAAGTCGGGGCGAAGTAGCCGGAGTTGATCCGGGGCCACTCCCATACGTGCTTGCACAGTGCAGCGCAGCCTACCCACGTCTTGCCCGAGCCGAAGCCAGCCACAAAGCCGCGGAACTTGGTATCCATGCGCAAGAAGTTTGCCTGAGGCACATTAAGGCTCGGCATCAGGCTTCCTCGCGTCCACTACGTCGACCTGCACCCGAGTAGGAGGAACGTTGTCGTGCGGGTTTTCATTCTTGGTCTGGCGATTCACGTAGACATCGCCCACCTCTTTGGCGGCCTGCTCGAGCAACTGAGCAGTCAGCGCGATGTTCTTCATGTTCTCGGCTTTCTCAGCCATGCGGCCAAGCGCCCGGAGTCGATACGCTCGGTTGGCGATCGGGATCTCGGCAGTTTCTTCACGAAAGCGCTTGCGGGTGTCGTGAAAGAGGGTCGCCCACTTCGCAGCAAGCCCCTTCCCTGCAGCCTTGGTTGGGTCGTGCGTTTCCACCTGCTGGCGACTCACAACCAGCCCATATTCAGTCTTGACGGTCTCCACGACCTGGGACGGTGTGTCGAAGCACGCCAGGGCCTGAACGATGAAGCTCTTCACCTCATTTTTCAGGACTGCCATAAATTCTCATCCGTCTAGTGCCTGTCAATAATCAGGCCGACTTGAG